GTGAAGTCACGGCGTAAGGTCCGTTTTAGATTAAAGAAAGGTTAATACGTCGCAGGTCTTGTATTCCGTAAGTATTTAGACTGTAGCGTTTTACGGCATATATATTTTCTTATAGCTTTATTAAATATATGTGGCATTTTTGCATGGGTATCGAGAGATATCGAATAAAGCACCGTCGCCCAGGGTCGACTCATACCTGATATACCTATAGGACGGGGAGGAATTTGTTTTCCGTTGTTGAAATTACCCGACACCCATAGATGGTCCCCAGCCATCTATAATACCTGGGGGAGTATACTATAAACTCTGATTATAGTGAAGACTTTATAGTAGTCTATAAAACTATAATTATAAAATGGATATGTCGCAAAATAATCAAAAACGATCATCCTCAGCACAAAAACAAACCTCTAATATTTCGAAGAAAGTTTCTATGAAGCTTAGCCCATCAAAGAATCATAAAGCAAATAAGTCAAAGTCATGTAATAAGGCTAATTTGGATTTTATTGATGCGATGGACTTGTTCATTAAAGCCATGGAAAAGGATAAAGAAAACGCTATTAAGAAACAACGTGATAAACGTCATCCTGTTTTTCAAGTTGGATTTGGTCCAACAGTAAAAGTAAAATTAGATGACGATACATTGGAAGAAATGAAGGAAATGGTGGATAAATTGAGAGATGTGAAGATTAGTGTAGATGTGGAGAAACATATACGTGAGACGTTTGAAGGTTTACGTGATGAAATACCTAAATTTACTGAAGATTTCAGTAAGATTGCAAATGAAGCGCCAACAGTTAGTAAAAATATGTCGGCTATGGAGAAAGCCATGCAGGAAGGTATGTGTAATATCACTGATATTATAAATATATCACTTGCAATAGTTTGTATTTTAGTTGGTGTTTTAAAAATTAGGAAAGGTGGTTCCAAATGGTGGTATGCTGTTATATTTTATGGGGCCAACATGTTGACCGGTGTGGCTGGTAAACATGGTTATTTAGGCGAAGAATATCAAAAGATTATCTTGAGTATGACAGATCCAGTTACACATCCACAGGTAGATGTTAAAGATGGTTTTCAAAAAGGTATGAGAGCTATTTTGACATTCTTCTCTGTTTACACGACAAATAAAGTTCCAAAGGACAAGAAAATAGATACGTTCATAATGAGAGCTGGTAATATTCCGAAGGCTGCAGAAGGGATAGATACCATGGTCAATTGGGCGTATGATACAGTTAAGTCAATGGTTAATTTTGTTCGTTGTGATATATTAGGCATGTCAATGATAGCATGGGCTGACAGTACAGCGCCTGATGTTACAGATTGGAGTAAAGATGTAACAGAATTCCTAACAGATGTGCATTTGGGGAAAGTTCCCGTTGATATAGACAATGCTGATAGGGTGCACAATCTCATTTTAAGAGGTGCTTCATTTTCAGTAAAGTACTTTCATAGTAAAGAACATGCTCGTATAAGAGATATAATAAACCAACACTTGAATTTATTAAGAAAACAAGAGACCAGATTTAATCAGGCCAATTTACGTGGTGCTGGTGTGAGGAAGGAACCTACAGCTATATATTTAAGAGGGCCTACTGGTGTAGGTAAGACTATGGTTAGTACACCGTTAGCAGTACACATAGCTAAGACAGTCATGCCGGAAGCTAAGTTTCAGAGATATTCACGCAACTGGAAAGAGCTGTTTTATCAGAGACACCCAGAGGATGATTATTGGGATGGTTACCATGGTCAATACACAGTTATATTTGATGAAGCTGGCCAGATAAGAGATGCAGTTGGTAATCAAGTAACTATTAAAGAATGGATGGATATTTTGCGTACGGTAGGTGTGAATACTAATGTTCTACACATGGCTGATTTACAAAGTAAGGGTGTAGTAGAGATGACTAGTGAGTTAGCCATCTGCACGAGTAATATGCCTGATTTTAGGCACATTCAATCTATCATACAACCAGAAGCCGTGGAAAGGCGAATGGATGTTATTGCAGATGTGGTACCAAAACCAGAGTTTTGTGTAGACGGTACGGTCACACAAAATCTCTGGGACCGTCGTTTAGATAAATCTAAAGTTCCAGGTGGTTATACAAAGGAAATTTATGAATTTCATATATATGATCCAAAAATTAGAGGATACCCCAAATTTATGCATTATGATGAATTTATTCAATATTGTGCACAAATTAAATATGAAAAAGATCAGAACCATATAGTGTATGCTCATCGTATAGATGAAATTATACATGGCTTAGAAGAAAATCAAACCCCAGTCCACGAGAAACAAGATCCTTTTAATGATTTTTCCCATATAGTTACTAGCCAAGTTGATAAAGGTAAGGGTAAAGCTAAGCCTGTCACTGAAGAAGAGGCTAGCATAATTGAAGAGGTCAATGTTGATATGGATATGGAAGAGGTAAAATTGGAAGAAGTTGAGGCAAGTCTCTATAGTACCAAACGTTTTGGTGACTATAACGATTTAGATGATCTATTATCTGATATTAATAGAGAATATGAACATCTAGATGAGGTGCCAATAGATCAAGCGGTATTTTGGACGTTATGGGGTTTAAGATTTGATGAATATATAGATTATGAGTGTATGTTATTGGAAATTAAGGCAGACTTGGGTGATGATAAGTTTAGACAATTGATGGAAAAACCGGAAAAATTGAAACGTTTAGGTTTATTCTATCAGCAAACGGGCAAGCTGAAGTATTTACTTAGAAGAGTACGAGCACGTATGTCAGGTTTAAATGATAAAATAATTACTGGTGTCAAAAACACAGATAATTTTATCACCAGGTTCTTTAAGAAAATAATTGCGAAATGTACTAATGTATTGGATAAACATCCTAAACTTAAGTTATTCTTAATGGTTTCAGGATCGTTAGGTGCAGTATTCGGACTTTTTAAAGTGATTAAATATATGTTTCCTGAGTATGTTGATAAAATGGAAACGAGTGTTGGACAGGCAATGGGTTTAATTAAAGACAAAGCTGAAGAATACCGCGAGTCCGCAAATGATTATTTGTTAAACAACAAATTAAGGTGTATGGACGAAGGAAAGGATAATTGGACTGAGACTATGAGGAAGTTTATGTCTGGTTTAAGTGAACGTGCAGGTGCTATATTTAATATCATGATGGGTGGTAAAGTTTATAAAG